GGTTGAAGGCCTAGCCGGTGAAATGGGCTGGCGACCGAAAGAGGACTGGAAAGGCGATCCCGACAAGTGGAAGCCTGCACACGAATACATGCGCGCCACGGTCGATGTTAACCGCAAGCTTGGCAACCGCCTGAAGGGTGTTGAAGACCAGCTTGCCCGCGTGGCCCGTACATCGGTTTCGATCACAGAACGCGAAGTCGCCAAAGAGCGCGAGCGACTGATGCAGGAGCGTGAAGAAGCGTTTGACGCTGGTGATCGTGACGCATTCCAAAAAGCGGAACGTGAACTTGCCAAGGTTGCAACTGTAGCGCCGCCAACGGTTCCAGACGAGACACACTCATTCATCGAACGCAACGCTAACTGGTTCCAAAAGGATCAAGAAGCGACGGCATGGGCGATCAATCGCACCAATGAACTTGCAGCAACCGGCCTCGGCCATGCGCGTCAGTTGGCTATCGTTGAACGCGAAGCAAAAACCATGTTTCCCGAGTTCTTCGAGGCTGAAAAACCAAAGCCAAAAGCAGCGCCGTTGAACAATCCAGGCACTCGCGCGGCAGTATCTGCCAAGAAGGGTTTCGCGTCACTTCCTGCCGATGCGCAGAAGGCCGCACTCGATTTTGAGGCCAAGCGCGGAATTAATCGCGAGGAATACGCAAAAATCTATTACGAGGAGAATTAATGTGCTAGAAGGCACTTCAGAAACCCGCCGTCCGGGGCGTCCAAAGCGTGACGAAACGACGAACACCGAGCGCCGCCGTAGATCGGGTGGCATTGCGTCAAAGCTAACCATCCCGCCTGAAGTCCTTAAAGCTTTCCCCGATATGGAGTTTCGGTGGGGCCGCGATGACGGGGACCGGATGCAGCGCCTGACGCAACATGACGATTGGGACAAAGTTCCCGGCGTCGAGCCTATTCATGGCGGTAAAGGTGTGGACGGTAAGGGGATGCAACAGCACCTCCTGATGAAACCGAAAGCGTTTATGGAAGCGGATCGGGCCGAAAAGTTGGCCGCTATCGATGACCGAACCAAAGCGCAATTTGCCAGACCTACCGCCGATCAAGGGACTGGTGCGGATGGCCTTTATTCCGTGCCGGGTAACAAACTCACGGAGGTCTAAATGCCTTTTGGTCTTACACCCGTCCGCTACAAAAGCGGCGCACCGTACAACGGAGCAGCTAACCTGTATTCCGTTGCAGCTGGCGAAACCAATAACATCTTTATTGGCGACCCAGTTCTTATCTCTGGCACTGGCGATGCTGCTGGTATTCCCGGCGTTGTCCGCGCGGCTGCTGGTGATCGCATGACCGGCGTTGTGGTTGGCTTCGGTCAATTCGACGGCGCTTCGACAGGCTCAACCACGGCAATCAATCGCGGCTATCGCACGGCTTCGACGGCAGACTATCTGCTTGTTGCTGACGATCCAGCATTGCTGTTCGCGGTTGAAGAAGATGCCGTTGGCGGCGCTCTGGCAACCACCGATATTGGCAACAACGCCGATCTCGTTGGCGGCACTGGCAGCACCGTAACACGGCGTTCGGGCTACATGCTCGATAGCTCCACCAAGGTGACCACGACTGCTCAAGTCCGCATTTGGGGCTTTGATCAGACCATCGGCAACACCATCGGCGGCACTGGCCCTGTTTGGCTCGTTTCGATTGTCGAAGCGACTGAAACGCCATCTGCTGGCACCACCGGCGTCTAAGGAGGACGGAACATGACAATTACTCGTTCAAACCACCCGTCGAACCTTTGGCCCGGTATTAAGGCGCTCTTCGGCAACTCGTACAAAGCCTATGGCAAGCCCTTCGAAGACTATTTTCAGATGGAAATGTCGGACAAGGCCTACGAGGAATACATGGAAGCAACGGGCTTTGGCCTTGCGGCTCCCAAGCCTGAAGGTGCATCGATCGGTTACGACAACGATTCCGAAGGTTACAAGACGCGTCTTACCAACGTGACTTATGGCCTTGGTTACATTGTCACCCGCGAAGCACTGGACGACGGCCAATACAAGACCATCTCCGAGCGCCGCGCTCCTGAACTGGCGCGTTCGATGAACTCGACCAAGGCAATTGTTCACGCAAACGTGCTGAACCGTGGCTTTTCGGGTTCGTATCTCGGCGGCGATGGTGTGGCGCTGTTCTCGGCTTCGCACCCTACGCTTTCGGGCAACCAGTCCAACCTCTTGACCGCTGCCGATCTTTCGGAAGCTGGTCTTGAAGCTGCGACCACGGCTATCCAGACCATGAAGAACGCACGGGGCCACATCCTTGGTGCGCAGCCCATGACGCTGGTTATCCACCCATCTGAAATGTTCAATGCATCGCGCATTCTGGACAGCGAACTTCAGTCGGGTGCCAAGACTGACACCACGAGCACAAACAATGTGAACGTGCTGAAGGCCAAGGGGTTGATCGGCAAAGTTGTGATCGATCCTTACCTGACTGATGCGGATGCCTGGTTCCTGACCACGGACATTCCGTATGGTCTGGTAAGCCAGCAACGTCGTGCCTTGGAATTTACCAAGGATAACGACTTCGACACCGAGAACGCCAAAGCCAAGGCGACCGAGCGCTATGCCGCCGGTTGGATTGACTGGCGCGGGGTGTACGGCAGCGCATGGGCATAAAAACCCAAGGAAGGCCCACCGCCTTATAAAGGGTGGGCACTCTTTCCACGGGGGCCGCAATGACAGGTAATTCCTACATCGCTGGCGGGGCATATGGCTGCTGTGACCGGTGTGGCTTTCAGAAGCGCCTGAAGTCACTGCGTAAGGAGTGGACCGGCTTGATGGTTTGCAGCCCTTGCTACGATCCCCGCCCTGATGAAATGACACCGCCGCGCGTCAAGGCTGAAGGCGTTCCATTGCTGAATGCCCGCCCTGACAACCAAAACGCGGCCTATGTCGAGATAACGGCGGATGATTTATGACCACCAGCGGCACCACGGCATTTAGCACAACGGCGCGCGACTTCGTAAAGAACGCATTGCTTGAAAACGGCATCATTGCTTTTGGGGATGATCCGGAAGCCGAAGAAATGACCGCTTGCCTGTTCCGCTGGAACGCCATGCTGAAAACATGGGGTGCGCGCGGGCTTGGCTGGAAGCAGGAAGTTTACACAGCATCGGGTACGGCTGACACAGCTTCGATCACGTTGCCGGTCTACGTGCGTGAAGTGAACGGCGCGCGATATGTTGAAAGCGCCACGAATGAGCGCGCCATGAGCCGCTTTGAACGCGACGATTACACTGTGCTGCCGAACAAGGCGGCATCGGGAACGCCAACGATTTTCAACGTCGAACAGAACGCGGGCGCGTTGGTGTTGAATGTCTGGCCTGTGCCTACGGCTGACTTCACGCTTAGCCTCGATATTGACCGCGCGCTTGATACTGTGACGGACGCAAGCGAAACCATCGACATCCCAGAGGAATGGACCGAATGCGTGATGTCCAATCTTGCGCTGCGATGCTGCAATATCTTTGGTGTTTCGCCAACGGCGGAGTTGAAGGAAGTAGCGCAACTTAGTGAGCGTGAAATGTTCGACGCATACCGGCCTGCATCCTACTTCATGGGCGCGATGTAATGCCCAATATTGAGTTTGCCACATCGTCATATGAACGCGGGCGCGGTGATCTGCCACCGCTTTCTGTAACGAATATGGTGCTGGAGCAAGCGCCAACGGAAAAGACCGGCAAGGCACTGCAAAGCCGTATGGCTGTCATCGACCGTGGCGAGAATATGGGGTCGGGGCCGGTCGCTGCGATATTCCGTAAAGATGGGGTGCAGTCGGGCGATCTGTTCGGCGTCTCCAATGGCAACCTGTACCGCGTCACAGCCTCGCTAGGCGCTGTCCCCGGCTTTGGGCCTGTATCCATCGCGGGTAATGAAGGTGGCGTTATGGTGGCCGCTGGTGACGCTCTGCGGTATTATAACGGCACCACGCTTGAAGATGTGGCATTCCCTGACAGCGCGCCGGTTACAAAGGTTCTTGCAGGCGCTGGGCGTTTCATCGCGCTTCGGGCTGACACGGGCAAATTCTACTGGACGCCAGTTCTTGCCAGCACGGTTGATCCACTCGACTTTGCAACGGCTGAAAACCAGCCTGACAACCTCAAGGATGCGTTGTTTATTGATGACGTGCTTTGGCTGTTTGGCACCGAAACGGTTGAGCCTTGGCCGAATACGAGCGATGCTGATTTACCATTTCAGCCGCTTGAAGGGCGCGTTATCGAAAAGGGCATTCGTGCCACGGGTTGCGCGGCGGCTATCGGTTCGACGTTCGCATGGGTCACAAACGAAAATCAGGTGTGTCTAAGCGACGAAAACAACATCATATCGAACAACGGCTTGCAAGAGCGGATTGAAGCCAGCGCTTCGGTTAGCTTGTTTGCGTTTGTGATGGGTGGGAATGAGTTTCTCTGCCTTCAGCTCGACACTGAAACGCAAGTCTACCAACCGCGCACCGGACAATGGTCGGAATGGAAAACCTATGGCCAAGAACGTTGGGCGGTAGGGTGCTTTTCGGGCGGCGTGATGGGGTCAAATATCGATGGCCGCACACTGACATTCGGCGCGGGGCATGTTGATCTAGGCAGGCAGATGGAGCGGTTGTGGTCTGCCGGCATGCCGATGGATGGCGGGGCGGCGCGTATCAGCAATGTGGTCGCTCGCGTGAACATCGGGCAAACTCCATTCCTTACCGGCGATTATGTCGATCCGGTTATTGAAATGCGGACTTCACGCGATGGCGGCAAGACTTGGGGGGAATGGCGGCGCAAGTCGCTAGGGCGTCAAGGGGATTGGCGGCAAGAGGTGCGCTGGCGTGGTATTGGATTGGCGGGCCGTCCGTCGTTCCTTGCGCAATTCCGCGTTACCGATCCAGTCGATATACGCGTTTCTGGTGTATTAATTAATGAGCTAGGCGGTGGGCGGCAATGATAACCCCCACCATCGTCAACCTTGCACGGCTGCAACGTCAAAAGGCGTATTTTGACCGTGAAGGCTATCCGACGGCGCAAATGCAAATCCATTGGCAGAAGACAATGGAAGCGATTGAAGCTGCTTTTGCCAGCATAAACGAGACAATAACCGAGATTACAGCCACGCAAGACGGGTTAGCAGATGCGCAGGCCGCGTTAGAAGTCACGCAAACCGATCTGGCAGCGGCACAGGCTGATTTGGTGGCAACGCAAGCCACACTAACCACGGCTGTCGCGGACATTGCGGCGGCACAAGCTGCTATCATTACTGTTCAAGATGACGTTACCGGCCTGCAAACAAGCATTCTTGACGCGGTACTGAAAGACCAGACAACGGCATGGGCAACGCCATCGGGCACGTTCACGCGCACGACATTCGCGGCATATGCAGGCCAGACGGTTGACGCGGCATACACCCAAGCCGAAGTGCAGACGATTGACGACACGGTAAAGGGTTTGTCCGAACGGTTGGCGGCATTGATTAGCGATCTGCGCGGGAACGGGGTTCTTACATGATCCGGTCGATGACCTTGGATGACTTGCCTGGAGTCGCACGATTGGAGGCAGTATTCCACGCTCGCGCCGGTTGGGATGAAATTGAATATAACGAAGCGGACTGCATCGCATCCTTAACCAAGGTCATGGAAACGGGTAGTTTCATCGGACTAGTAGCCGATGACGGCCATATAGTTGGAATGGTGGGCGGCATAATCAGCCCGGTCTATTTC